CGTCACGGCGGCGCAGGGATTGATCGACGGACGCGACGCCTGCGCCAAGATGGCGTCGTGCGGCTTCAAGCCGGGGTCGTTCGTTTTCCTTGACCTCGAAAACGGGCCGCCGATCACTGGTCAGCAGTGGACCTACATCGAAGCGTGGGCGGCGGCGGTCGCCACCGGCGGCTTCGGCGTCGGCGTCTATTGCTCGTTCTTGCTCGCGCGCGAAGTGCATGAGCGCCTGCCGGACGCCCGTCTGTGGGTGTTCCACGTGAAAACGACGTCTCCGCACAAAGTTCCGGGGACGAATTTCAACGACGCCCATCCCGCGCTTTCCGGCGCGCCGGAGGCGTCGATGTGGCAATGGGACGACAGCGCGTGGATCACGGTCGGCGGCGTGCGGTTGTTCGTTGATCTCGACACGTCGGCCCTGGCCGATCCGTCGGCTCCCGATTGATCGGCGTCGAAGGAGGAGTTCATGTTTCCGAAAGTGACGGGCGATTGGTGGCGGCATTTCGCCACGCAGTTCGCTTCGCAGGCGGTGTTTTGGGCGCTCTCGTGGCTCGCTCATTACGACTGGTCGGCGCTCGGCTTTTACGCGCCGATGATTCCGACGGCCGTCGCCGTGTTGACGACGATCGCCACGGAGGCGTTCAACCAGGCGCTCGCGACTCCGGTCGCGCCCGCGGCTTCCGCGGCTCCCGCGGGTAATGGAGGCGTGGGGCGAGGCGCAGAACGGTGATGAAGGCGGTGACGCGCGTTCGTCAAAAGACGAAGATCATTGTGGTCTTCGTATTTCAACCTGGAGTGCATAGCATGAATTTGAGCGCTTTCAAGAGCCTGCTTTCGGCGGCTGGCGCGTCGGCGTCGAGCATCGCGTCTATCGTTTCCTCAGTGGCGTCGCAGTCGTGGTCGTCCGCAGTTCAAGCAGCGTTGACCGCGATTCTCGCCAATTCGAACGACCTGAAGACCGTCGCCGACGAAGTGCAGAAAATTCGGGAGACCCCGAATGTCCCGTCGGCCGTTATGAATCTGTTGCCGGCTTTGACTTCGGCGTCGACGCCTTCGCAGATCGTTGAAACGGTTGAGGAGATCGAGAAGGTCATGGGCGGCTCGGGCTTCAACTTCGTAATTTGAGCGGTAAAAATGGCTGTTCACGCGGTCGTCGCCCTAGCCGCGTTTTGCGTCTTCGGCGCGCCGGCGGTCGATCAAGTCGCTGGCGCGCTGCCTAAATTTCCGCCGTTGGCCCTGGCCGCGGCGGTTGTGGATTTGGGATGCGGCGTCGTTCTTCGTGTTCCCCCGTTGAAGCTCGTCATTACGTTGATCGGCGACGCGGCGCAGTACGCCAAGGAGGAAGCGGAATGCTCACTTACGCGCAGATCGCGCAAGAAGTAAAAGCCGCTTACGCTGGCCCGCCGACAGTGCGGACGGCGGACGATGACGTCGTTGCGGTCGTCAAGCAAATGGACAACGAATTTCTCGTTGCTGTTCCCGGTATGACGGACGCCGGCGGCTGGATGCGCGATTTGACGGCGTGGCCGGCGTATTTTCCGGCGCTCGGGTGGACGCATGAAGGCTTCGGCTCCGGCGGCGTCGATCTTTGGAAGGAGGTTTCGCTGCTGCTGCCGGCGAACTCCCGCGTGATTTTCGCCGGCCATTCGCTCGGCGGCGCGTTGGCGCAATGCCTCGCCGTCCAATACGCGACGCAGCGGCCCGACGCGTCGTTTGAAGTGGTCGTCTTTGGTTCGCCGCGCGTCGCTCTGACGACGAACCTATTTTTCCACGCCGCTATCCGCAAGGCGTTGGATGTGCGGCTGTTCGCGCGCATCGGCGATCCCGTCATTGACATTCCTTTCGCGCCGCTGTACTGGCATGCGGTTAAACCGTCGGAGATCGGCATGGGAGCGGCGTTGTCGATGGCGAACCACAGCATCGGGCTTTACGCCAGGGATTTGTACCGCGCGGAGCATCTGTGATGCCTCCGGTCAACTTCAAGAATTTCGCCGGCACAGCCGCGGCCACGGACCTCGGTCTTGGCGACAAGCTGGCGCAGCAACTCGCCGATCAGCAGGACGAATTGCGCAAGCGCAAGCAGGCGGAGATGATGGCGCGGATGGGCCAGGCCCCTGGTCCGTTCGGACCGGCGACGTTGGCGCTTCTCGGCAACCCCACGGCGAACTTGAATGGCGGACTATAACGGGATTTCGTTCGACAACGCGCCCGCGCGCGCTTTGACTCCTCATGAGGAGGATGTGGTCGAGCGCGTCTTGCGCGAGTTCGCGCAACTCGTTACGTTCCGCTCCACGACGGCGACGCAATGGGAGGAGATCGCCGAACTGATTTGGCCGGAGACGCGCAACACGTTCCAGTTCGCCAACTACAATTGGCCGGGATCGAAGAAGACGGATCGCCAGGTCGACGCGACCGGCATGATGGCGCTTCACCGCTTCGCCGCCATTTTCGACAGCTTGCTCACGCCGCGCAACACGTTCTGGCAAGAGCTTCGCGCCGACGACGATTATGTGATGAAGGACCGCGCGACAGCAGTGTGGTTCGAGCGGCTCACGAAGTTGTTGTTCAAGCTGCGGTACTCGCCGATCGGAAATTTTTCGTCGCAAAATCAACTCGTCTGGAAGTCGCTTGGCGCGTTCGGCACCGGCAGCATGTTCGTCGAAGGCGCGTACACGCGGCTCGGCGAGCGAGGCATTCGCTACAAGCATGTTCCCGTCGGCGAAATGTTCCTGCGCGAGAACTATCAGGGTCTCATCGACAGCGGCGTGCGTTGGTTCCGATTGACGCCGCGCCAGGCGATGCAGCGCTGGCCCGATACGTTTCCGCCGATCCTATCCGCCCCATTGAAGATGGGGACGGAGATGACCTACAACTTCTTGCATTACATCGCGCCGCGCGACGAAAAGGATTATGACCCGGAACGTCTCGACGCGCGCGGCAAGCCGTTCGAATCCTGCTACGTGTCGATCGAAGGGCATTGCCTTCTCGGCGAAGGCGGCTATCACTCCTTCCCGATTCCGACGTCGCGGTACGAACAAGCGCCCGGCGAAGTCTACGGCCGCGGGCCGGCGTCGTTCGTGCTGCCGGCGTTGAAGACGCTCAACGCCGAGAAGCGGACGTTTTTGAAGCAGGCGCATCGCGCCGCCGATCCGGTGTTGCTGTCCGCCGACGACGGTATCGTCGATTTCTCCATGCGGCCGGGCGCGCTCAACAAAGGCGGCGTTAGCGCCGACGGCAAACCCCTGGTCCACGTTCTTCCGACCGGAGAAATTCAGGTCGCGAAGGAGATGATGCAGGAGGAGCGTCAACTCATCAACGACGCGTTCCTCGTTTCGCTGTTCCAGATTCTCACCGAGACGCCGACGATGACGGCGACGGAGGTGATCGAGCGGACCAACGAAAAAGGCATCCTCATGGCTCCGACGGCGGGGCGGCAGGAGGCGGAGTACCTCGGGCCAGCGACGCAGCGTGAGCTTGACGTCATGTCGTCGATCGGCCTCATGCCGCCCATGCCGCCGCGGCTGCGGGAGGCCGGCGGCTCATACAAGATCGTTTCGATGTCGCCGATGTCGCGCGCGATGCGCGCCGGCGAAGCGGCGGGGTTCATGCGGGCGATCGAGCAGACGAAGGAGTTGATCGCCGTCACGCAGGACATGTCGCTGCTCGATCCGTACGACATGGACAAAGCGTCGGAGGGCATCGCCGAAATTCAGTCCGTGCCGCCTTCGTGGATGGCGTCGGAGCAGCAGAAGGCGCGGAAGCGTCAAGCGCGCGCGCAGGCGCAGCAGCGGCAAGAGCAGATTCAAGCCGCGCCGGCGCAGGCGGCGATCATGAAGGCGCAGGCGGTGGCGGCGAAGGCCGGCGGCGGCCAGGGGCAGCAACCGATGCAGGGTCAACCGCCGCAGGCCCAGCAAGGAATGGCGCAATGATTCTTGTGACCATCGATTCGAAGCGCGGCGAATTTCAGCGGTACATGCGCGGACAGGACGGGCGCATGACGAAGACGCATCACGGCGTCTATGACGGCGGCGTCGAGTTCACGCCGGAGTTGATCGCCATGATCCGCGTCAATCCGCCTGACGCCTGTCGGATTGGTTGGCCGGTTGAAGCGTCAGGAGTGTTCGCGTGATTCCGCTGACGGAGAAAATCGGCAAATTGATCGACCGCATCCGGGGGCGGAAACGCGCGTATCAGTTGACGTTCGGATCGCCGGCGGGCAAAGCGGTCTTGGATGATCTTGCGCCGTTCTGCCGCGCCGATCGGAGTTGCTTCGATGAAGACCCTCGTATCGAAGCGGCGTGGCTTGGACGTCAGGAAGTGTGGTGGCACATTATGCGTCAGTTGCATATGACGTCGGAGGAAATATTTAAGCTGTACCATCAGGTCAGCCGTAACTCAGGAGACGACGATGTTTGAACGAATCGGGAATTTCCGCGCGCCGACGATTTACTTCGACGCCGCGAGCGACGCCGCCGCGGCTGCCGCCGCCGAAGCGCAACGCGTCGCGGCGGCAGCTGCAGCCACGAACGCCAACAAGCCCTGGTACGAGACCGCCGGCGCGGATGCGGAGACGGTCGGCTATCTCCAGAACCGCGGTTGGCAGCAGAAGACGGCGGCGGAGGTCGCGCTCGGGGCGATCAAGGCCCATCGCTCCGCCGAAGCGTTGATCGGCGCGCCGGCGGATCGCCTGCTTCGTCTGCCGGCGGACGCCAATGACGAAACTGGCTGGACCGGCGTGTGGCAGAAGCTCGGCGCGCCGCCGGACGCCAAAGGCTATGATTTCTCGGCGATCAAGTTCGCCGATGGCACCGGCCTCGACGAGAAGTTCGCCGCCGGCGTGCGTGCGGAGTTGGCGGCGGCGCATGTTCCGCTGCCGATGGCGACGCGGGTCATGACGGCGGTCGTCAAGCAGATGGACGCCGCCGACAAGGACGACGCCGCCGACGCCGCTTCGAAGTTGGCGGAGAGCCAGGCCGCGCTTCACAAAAATTGGGGCCCGAACTTCGAGGTCTATAGGATCATCGCACAGCAGGCGGCAAAGGCGCTCGGCGTTGCGCCGGACGCCGTTTCGGCGCTTGAGCATGTCGTCGGTTACGAGAAGGTCATGGATATGTTCCGCGCCATCGGCTCCAAGATCGGCGAGGACAAGTTCTTCACCGGCAATTCCGGTTCGCCGAACGTCATGACGCGCGAGATGGCGGTCGCCCGCCGCGCCGAACTTCTGGCGGATAAGGACTGGAGCAAACGCTACAGCGACGGCGGTAAACGCGAGTTGAATGAATTGATGGCGCTCCAGAAGATCATCGTGGAGAGTCAGAATGCCCCCGGTTTCTGAAAAGCAGCGCAAATTGTTCCGATGGGCCGCCGCGCATCCCAAGGAGGCGCGGTCTCGCGGCATCAAGCCCGGCGTCGCCAAGGAGTTCAATGAAGCCGATCCTGGCGGAAAATTGCCGGAGCGGCGACGTCCGACGTCCCATGGCGCGAAGGCCGGGCATTAGCTTGACAAGCGCATAGGCTCGTGCCTATATCTCGCGCGCATCGTTGCGCGTCACCTCCAACCCTGGTCGATCGGTCCAAAGCGGTCGGTCGGCCAGGGACCGTCCCCTACAAGAGGGCACAACGGGATCGAGACGGCGCGGCGGCCCCCGTTTTCGGACACGGCTCGGCGAGCAAGCCTTGAGATGACAAGGAGTGTTCGATGGCAGGGTCTTTTGACGCTGGCCTGATTCCGCTTTACACGACGCAGTTCAGCACGAACCTCGACCTTCTGCTCCAACAGAAGGGTTCGAAGCTGCGCGGCCGCGTGTCGGAGGGGTTCCACGTCGGCAAGATGGCGAGCCCGATCAACCAGGTCGGCGCGGTCGCCATGCGCGCTCCCGCGGGCCGTTTCGCCCCGATGCAGCGCGTCGACAGCCAATTCGTCCGTCGGTGGGTTTTCCCGCAGGAGGGAGAACTGCCGCAACTCGTCGACACCTTCGACGAATTGCAGACGATCGTCGATCCGAAGTCCGCGTACGTGATGAACGCCGCCAATGCGGTGGGTCGTGCATGGGACGACGCCCTTATCGCTTGCGCGACGGGGCCGGCGATGATTGGCCAGGACGCCGCCGGTCTGTCGACCGAGACGTTCAGCACCTCCAGCTTCCAGCTCGCGTCCACGTTCGGGTCAAGCGCGGCTTCCGGCCTCACCGTCGCGAAGCTGATTGAAGCCCGTCGCATCCTCCAGCATTACCACAACGACCTCGATCAGGAGCAACTGACGCTGGTCATCGGATCGAGCCAGGAAGCCGATCTGCTCAACCAAGTGCAGGTCGTGTCGACTGAATTCGCCGAACGCCCCGTCCTTGTCGATGGCCGCGTCAAGCGGTTCCTCGGCTTCGACGTCGTGGTGTCCGAGCGTCTTCCGCAGACGACCGTCGGCTCCGTGCGCGGCGTCCTCGCCTTCGTGCGCTCCGGCCTCTATCTCGGGATGTGGAAAGACCTCACCAACCGCATCTCCATTCGTAACGACCTGTCCGGCGAGCCTTGGCAGGTCTACACGTCCGTCATGTACGGCGGCACCCGCACGCAGCCCGGCAAGGTGCTCCAAATCCTCGCCTCCGACACGTCGGGCGCGGACATCACGCCGTAAGGAGACACGCATATGGCAGTCGAAAATCTCGTCTCCGGTTCATGCACTACGCTCGATACGTTGCCGATCCAGATGCTTTCGGCGGGCGAAGGCGCGTCTGGCGTTCTTAATCAGGTCGATGATTGGATCGCCGCGACCTCCTCCGGCATGACGCAGACCGGCTCCACGTATCGGCTTTGCCGGTTTCCGGTCTACGCCAAAATCAAGAGCGTCGTGATCGATCTCGGCGTTCTCGACACCGGCGCGGCGGGCGCGGTCTTTGACGTCAACGTGGCATTTTCGGACAGCCTGTATGACGGCACGCAGACGGCGTTTACGCCCAACAACGGCTTGACCGAAACGACGGCGCTCTGCATCCCGACGACCGCGAAGACGGGCGCTTGCACGTCGATCTCGTCCTACACCGCCCCGAACAAGCTGTTCGGAACGTTGACGGTCGGCAACAACGTGGCGAAGTACAACACCGAGCTTCTCTGGAACGGCTCGCTCTCCGGTTGGTGGGCCGCCGGCTCCGACACGCCGTTGTGGGATTTCTTCGGCTTCTCCAACAGCCAGGGCTACCCGGCCGATCCGAGCGGCTATTTCGATCTGCTGCTCTATCTGTCGACGCAGGCGACGACGCCCGCGGCGGCCAACATCCGGGCTAGGGTTTCGTACGTCGTTTCAGGGTGACGCATGTCGACGCCGGTCAACTACTATCTCGGGTGCAAGCGCGGGGCCACGATCAATCCGTTTGACGTCGCCGCCGGAACAGCGAGCGTCGGCAGCGCGGCTGACGTCGAACTGCGCATCCAGATCAACAACGGCACGGCCGCGACCGGCATCACGCGCGAGGACGTGAATCTCCTGATCGAGAAGATTCGAGGTTATCTCAATTCCGGCGGCGCATTGGGCATCGCCGGCACCGACATTCCGCCGCTTTGAAGGAGCGCAGCCATGTCCAACGAATCGAACATCGTTTATGTGGAGGGTCTCGTTCAGAACCCGGCCATGTTGAACACCCCGGACGGCCAAGCCGGACAGGATAACCTTGGCAAGCAGAACGAACAGCTTGTCGCCGAAATCCACGGCGCGCAGTTCACCGCGGCGTTGCGCGGCAATCTGTTCAAGGCCAACGTGACGGCTGTCACCGTTCCGGTCGTCGCCTCCGGGCTCGTGTCCGTGTTCTCGCTTTACAACCCGGCGAACTCCGGCAAGGTGCTGGAGTTGATCGACTTCGATTGGGGCGAACTCTCTGCAACGACCGTCATCGACGTGCTCGGCCTCTATTGGCAAGGCGCGCCGGTCTCCGGTCAGGCGACGTTCACCACGCCGGGCGTGTTCGGCACCAACGTCTTCGGCGGATCGCCGGGCCGCGGTCAGCCGTCCGGCATCTTCTATTCGGCGGTGACGCATTTGACCGGCACTACGCCTGTCCGCATCGAAATCCTCGCCGCGCAGAACACGACCTCCGGCGTCATGAACGGCGTTCCGTGCCATTACGAGTTCAAGGGCAAGACCGTCCTGTTCCCCGGCGATCTCGTGTCGGTGGCGGGCTCGACCGCGGCCTTGCATGCGTCCACGACCGATCTCAGCATGTCGTGGTCCGAGTGGCCGTATCCGAACTGACGGGGTTTCGTCGTGGCTCTCTATTGGCTCGGCATGACGTCCGGCGTTCCGCCTTACGGTCCCGCGTCCGACGCTTGCGTGTCGGAGAGCGGCTCCGATCCGACGACCAGCGTCGCGGTCAAGATCAGCACGACTGCGACGCCGCAACTCAGCCGGCGTGACGTCATCGCCATGCTTCAAGCGGCGATGAATTACATCGCCACGGACGGGACGCTGGCGTCGCCGGTGCTGGTCCTCCAGCCGTAAGGAGCGGCCATGGGAAACTGGAACCGGCCTGAGTATTTTCCGTTTTCGAGCATTTCGTCGACGACGGCGGCGTTCGTCCTGGCGGCCTTTATTGGTCTGGCCGGGTGGCTCAGCGCGCCTGCAACGGCAGCTCCATTGAGCGCTCCTTGCACAGAGGCGTCGCCATCTGCGGCCGAATGCGATCCTGTCAATTCCGGCCATCCCATGCCGATAGGTGGTTCAGTCGGCGGCTACGACACCGGCTCAGCCCCGTTCGTCTCGGTCACGCCGGGCGCGTCCTCGAAGACATCCGGCGAGGCGATTGGCTGCGCGACGGGGACGTGCGCCGGCAACCAGGGCGCGGTGTTCTCGCTTCCGGTTGCGCGGATCAATGGCGGAGGCGGACTGCTGACGCAATTCCAGTGGACATCGACGGGCGGGTCAACGATCGGGATCATGGTCAAGCTGTGGGACGTTAACCCCACGAACACGACCTGCAAGGACCAAACGGCTTATTCGGGCAGCACGACGGACGACGCGCACTTGCTGACGCCGCCGTTCTCGCTCACGCCTGCCGCGCCTGCTGTGACGACGGGCGACGCCAAGACCTACGCCAGCTATTCGTTCCTTCCGCCCCTTTCATTCAAGAATCAGGACAGCACGGCGACCGAGTACGTCTACGTCTGCGTAATTTCGGCCGGCTCCGACACGGCGGACGAATCGACGGCCGTCTCGGCGCAGCTCAGCGCCGTGCAGGACTGACGCGATGATGCGCGCGCTGAAACTCTGGCTTGGCTGTCTCGCTCTCGCCACTGGCTTGTCGGCGCTGCCGTCGCTCGCCCTGACGCCGGGGCAGAAGGCGGCGCTGTTCTCTGGCGGTTTCGCGCCAGCCTACTACTGCAACTACACCCTCGGCTCTTTCTGCGGCGGGGAGTCGTACTCCACCACGTCGCTGCGGACGGTGGTGGACTCGACCGGCGTGGTGACGTATGCGCCAAACAATATCATACTAAACAGCAATAATTTCAGTGGATCAAATTGGACATCCGGGCCTACTATAAACAGCACAAATAATGCTGATCCGTTTGGTGGGAATACGGCGACAAATATAACGTTCTCTGCTGGGACTCCTGTCATCCGAACGAGCGCCACTCAAACTATACCAGTGGGAACCTACGGATTTGGATGGCTGTGGGTGAAGCAAGCGCCATCTGGATCGGCGACGAATATTCGAATTACAACAAATGATACAGGCGCATACAACACTGGGTATTCAACCGAGGTTGCATTGACCAATAGTTGGCAGTTAATTAGTGTTCCATACAGGTATCCATATTCTGCTTTGTACTTTATAATTGGCGCTGTGACTGTATCCGGATCATTAGACAGTTCTTGTTATGGAAATGTGCTCATAGCGTTTGCGGGCTTTGGCGTCGGAACGTATGAATCTGCTCCTCGCTCTGGTGACTTAGCTCTCGGACCGACAGGAGGATTAGCGCTTTTTGGCCCGGCATTTGATCACGTTCTTGGCACAAGTGTTCTGCTCGGCTATCGTCACGAAGCAGGAGCGACAAACTTATATGTTAATTCAGGCGCGCCTGCGACGCAGACGATTACAGTCGTTGACGGCACAACTTATACCGGGAGCATCCGTGATACCGGAACGCTGGCTTTCACTGGGGCGTTTACTGCGAGCCTAAGCGGTGTCGCAAACACGGTTATCCAGAGCACGAATGTTGCTGCAACTACGACGAGCCTTGTGGCAACGGATACGGGACTTGCATCAACGTCTTATCCGCAGGTCGAAGTTGGACTGTTTGCTACTTCACCGATTATTACAGGTGCTGCGTCTGTAACACGCGCTCCCGATTTTGTGGCGCTCACCGGCGTTCTGGCCACATTTGCCCCGACTAACCCTGTAGTCGTAGAAGTGCGGAGTGAGATCACCGGTCTCATATCTCGTATGTTGTATGCAAAGAATTTTGCGTTCCAACCCTATTACTGGTATCGTAAACTGTGGGTATTTCCTGTTAATACGCCACAACAAGTGCTGAATGCAACACTTATCAAAAACAATATCACGAATGCAAATTCCGGTATTGTCGCCGGTTCACCCGGAACAATTCCGACAGGGTGGTCAGAAAACGACTCGAATGTTACGGGTCTGTCGCAGACGGTCGTTGGTAGCGGAGTAGAAAACGGCGTTCCGTACTGGGACGTGCAAATAACGGGAACGTTTACTGGAACTGGACAGTGGGAATTTCAATATTTACCAGGGTCAGTTGCGGCCAACGTCAATCAAATATGGTCTGTCGGATTTTATGTGAAGGTGCAATCCGGGTCTCTTGCCAATGTGCCAGTCGTGTTTACGCAACTCGACGAGACGGCATCGGGAGGGTCATACCTGGATACGTGTTTGATAAATAATTTCCTACCGACCACGACTGCTTTGAATGTGCAGAACTATGAGGGGGTGGGGACGACTATTAACAGTTCTACTGCACGTATAAGCCCATCGGTTGGGCTGTACGGTGCGAATACGGGATCGCCTGTAAACGTAACTCTCCGTATTGGCGCTCCGACGTTGTACAGGCTATACTAATGACCTTCCTCGCGACATTCTTCCTCGCCTGCCTGTGGGTGTTCCTCGATATGTGCGAGAGGGCGGGGGGGATGGAGGATGGGATTGACGGTTGATGACGTTCGGCCGAAAAGGGATGGCGCTTGATGCCAGGGTATATTGATC